CCGGAAGTTTCTGTTAAGACATTAGTAGCTAAATTTGTATATTGTGAACGAGCAATGGTATTTTTGGATCTATCATCTATTGTACTCCCTTTCGGACGCAGTTGGAATATAGCATAATCAGCAGCACCATTGCCTCTATGTATTGCTATATATCGCAATAATAATGCATAACATCCATCCAATACCCATGGATTAAAACTTACATCAGTCCAAACTGTTGCTGTTCCTGCTGTTAATACATAGCCAGCGGGTCTTCTTATTTCCGTTACCAGACAAAATGTCCGGTTTGTTCTCTTCCAACCAAATGAAGTAGCCACAAAACAAACCCTATCTTTGAAAGAAGCCCTTTGCATATCAAACCATATCTGTCCTTCTATATTGTCACTGCTTCCTGACTTAATATTAATGACAACAGTATACGATGTATTTTCATTAATAACAGAAATACGTCTTCCTATATTAGTTGATATGAGAGGAAGTTCTATAACAGCCGCGGTTGTAAAACCTGTATCTTTTACAATAATCAGCATGTCTCCAGCATCTTCTGGCACGACATAATTACTATCTATTTCCACAATCTGATTCCAGAAATCCTCTGTTTCATTAAAAATCGCATCGTATCCATCCTGAAAATCATAATTATCTTGTTTTGGCGGTGGTAGTCCGGCTATATACGATTGCATGGAAGATGCCATTATAGCTGATAATTTTCCTGTTGCCACTATGCCCCCCTCAACTTTACAATACCAGCGGTAGGACCGCCATGGGGCAGTCCGGTAAATGGATCATTTGGAAGTATGTTGGGCTTCCAGGCAATTGCATCTGTACTGTTTAATGTAATTCCTGTATCATCGATAGTTATTTTGTAATTTTTATAAATCACTTCCAATCCAGTTAAACCTCCTGTTTTTCCCGGACTGGCAAATGGAAATAATCCAGGTATGCAAATTGCATCATTAACACTATACCGTCTATTGTCTCCTGGTTCAACTTCATTTCCTGTAGAAGAAAGAAAATTTTCCATGTCCTGTTCTGAAAAAAGAATAAGGCATCCATCACCGGCTGCAATAGGGAAAGTAATCACAGCATCTTTTGTTCCTTGAAAAATAACAGGAACATTATCAATCACTGGATAACCTAATACTTCATTATTTACTTTTAATTTAATCAGAGGTTTTACTGATGCTTGTTTTATTGTAGGGTTATAACTTTCTATTTTTCCAGGAATACAAGTATGTATTTTTAGCATATATGATTCAATAATTTTTTTTACCACATCGGAAAATCGCTGTCTCATATTTGCACAACCTCTGCTTCTGCCGTAAAAGACCCTTCAAAATTATCTCCTGTAAATTCTACTGTTTCCACCCTGAAAGTACCATTAACAATTGACGATTCAACCCTTATTTCTGCCCCCGGTACCATCTGTGGAAAAAGTAAAGACCTTATTTTATATCTTTTTGGTATTTCTTTTGTTGCATCGTCATCAACATCATCCAGTGGTTCCGGAGTATTAAGTAGCCCAGTGGAAGGGGAAATAAGTAATCCCGTTCTTTCAACAGATTCACCTGGTGAAATGACTGTTAGCTGTTGGTTTTGTATTGTCCATGTTTTCCCCGCAAAAGAAAGAACTTCTGTAATCGCATCTTTAGCTTTTCCTACAAAAGCATACCCATTTGCATATGCTCCAGATAATACAAGACCTGCATTTGTAAGTGGTAATCCAAAGATAGACAATAGGTTGTTAAATATTTGTTGTACGGTAGTTCCTGGCCCGTATGAAACAGAAACATTCTTTTCTTGTATATTTGATTGCCCGTCAAACACTGTTATCTCTAATTTTGTTTCCGGTGTTTCCTTTTTGTATACAGCAGTGGATACTTCCCCAAAGAAAAGGTTTTTAGCCCCCCCTTCATCCTGGTAACCCACTCTTAGGATAACATTATTTTTTGCTTTGCCAATTTCTAAAGCTGAATTATCCGATAGATTGTATATTTCTATTTGTGCTTTGTTTGCTGATTCTTCATCCGTTTTTTGTACAAAAAAAACAATGCGCAAATCTTTTATGAGTTTGCCTGCCCCTCCGGGTGGTCCTATTGTCAATTCAACTATTCTTCCAAATGCCACTATGCCACCTCTCCACTTTCTATTTCTTCCTGTGTGAAAAATAACAACTGGTAACGCGTTCCAAAATTATCAAAAGTAACTTCACCGGAAATAGGATCTTGATTAAGATCCCACAAAATAAAACCTCCTGCTGGCAATGCTGCATAAGCCCTATATTGCCTAAGTAATGGATAATTAGGAACTAGTTTAATTCCGGTTAATATGTTATTCTCATTTTGGTCCTGTATATCCATATACCACGAAGTTTCTCTTGCATTCCAGGAAAAGTATAACCGGAACAGTTCCCCCGCCAGCTCAATATCATATGCAAACCTGGCAGATCTATTTTGAAAAACAGGAAGTACTATCATATTATTCCCAATTCTCCGGGCCTAAGATTTCATTCACTTGTGCAGTTATTTCATCCAAAAAAGATTCTCCCTCTCCATTAGCTTGTGTTTGTCCTGATGTGGCTTTTCCCACATCAGCAGCAGGTTGTGCCTGCTTATTTGTTTCTTCGTCAGCTTCACTTATTTGTGAAACAGCTATTGTCACTGTCTGTGACTGTACTTTTGTAACCTGCCTAAAGTTAGCAGAAAAAGGAAGGCTCCCCCCATTTCGCGCGGTCCTGGAAACATTTAAGCTATTCATATGCATATTTTCATATACTTTTAACCCGGTTATTACTGAAACAAGTTCTTTGTTATCCATAATTTGATTAAGGTTTTTGAACGCCTCAAATATATTTGCTCCATCATCTACAGGTGCAATATTACCTTGAATTCTGATTTCTAAGGGTTCATTTCTTATATGGTCGGTTATCTCTGCGCCTGTTTCAACCGGGTATGTAGTAGCAGTACTATTTCTTGTATGATCTTCTGTTTGAAATGCGTCAACAAGTATCGGGCCTATCTGCTTAGGCCCTCCTTTTGAAAATACAAATCTTGCTCTTTCTGCCATTATCCACCCCCCGGATTATTGATAGTTCCCTCTTTCAGGATACTATTCCATGCTTCTTCCACTGCTTTTCTACCCTGTTCTTTTGCTGCTCGGGCTGTTTCTTCCGGAGTGCCAGCGGGTAAATTCATATTGACTGTAGTATTTACGGAGGTGCTGTTTGTCCTTGTTCCTATCACCGTTCCGGCTGCCCCGGCTGCTGCCATTTCTGGAGAAGGTCCACCGAAAAAAGTTTCAAATACCCCTGTTACTGTATCAATTACAGGTTGAATAAATTTCATGAAATCATCCCATAATTTTTGAATATCGCCTAACAAACCATCCCATGCTTTTTTTATATTTCCAACAATATCATCCCACAGTGTCCCAAAAAAAGAACCGATGTCTTCCCACTTCTTTTTTAGCCATTCGATTATTTTTCCGGGAATTTCCATTATTTTTGTGATAGCTTTCCATGCACTTAGAAAACCATTAACAATTCCTTCCCATAAACCAGAAAAGAAAGTACTAATACCAGACCATGCACCCGTTAATTTTCCTGCAATTTCATCTTTCACTCTTGTAATAAATTCAATAGCCTTGTTCCAGGCATCCAAGAACCCCCCTACTATCTTATTCCATATTCCTTTGAAAGATCTAACAATGCCTTGTTGTGCTTGAACAATTCCACTTGTTATCATGTCCCATAATCCTTTGAAAAATTCAGTTACACCGGACCATGCAGAAATTAATCCGTTCACAATCCCACCCCATGCTGCTTGCAGAATAGAACTAATCTTTTTTTGTGCTTTTTTTAAAAAAGACACAATAAAATTCCAAGCTTCTATAAATTTGGATGATACATTATCTAAAACAGAAGTAATATTTTTCCATACACCCTCAAAAAAATTAGCTACACCGGACCACACAGCATCAATTCCTCCGATTGCGGTATTCCATATGCCCGTAATAGCTGAAAGAAAAACTGCCCCCGCTTTTGCAAGAATACTTATAATGCCGTCCCATGCGTTTTTGAAGAAATTAATTATCCCATTCCAAGCACTACCCACTCCTGTGGTTATATTATTCCATAGACCGGATAGGAAAGATGAAATAGAA